AAAGAAGTCAAAGCGTAAAGGGAAGAAATACTGATGGATAATATAAAGGTTAAAAAAGTATATGAAGATCTGCGCCGAGGGCTTAACGCTAAGCGTAAGCTTATAAAAGAAATGCGTAAAGACGCGGAGTTCGCTTTAGGAAAACAATGGGATGATGAGGATAAGCAGAGACTTGAACGGCGTGGTGTGAAGGCTTTGACCATCAATAAGATCAAGCCTATGATCAAATTGATAACCGGTATCGAACGGCAGGGTAGAACGGATTACAAGGCTTTCCCTGAAGGGCAGGAAGATGAGCTTGTCGCGGATATAGCTACTCGGTTGATAAAGAATGTTTCTAAGGTCAGCCGTGTTCATAACAAGATTTCCGATCAGTTCAAAGAGGGCATGACGGTTGGGGAATGTTATATTGAGCCTTATATTGATTATACGTTCGATCTGATAAATGGAGACCTTAAGTTCCGCAAGATCAACGGTGCGAATATTATCGCCGACCCCGGCGGTGAGGAGTATGATCTAAGTGACCGGAAGTTCATGATAAAGATCACGAAGAATTTGAGCCGTGAGGATCTGGAAGAGTTATTCCCGAAACAGAAGGACAAAATCGATAAGATTGGTAATGGTAAGATCGACCTGGATTCAGTCGTAGATGACGATAAGGTGCAGACAAGGGATTACCAGACAGCCGGGGATGAGGACCTGAACCAGTCGGGAGATCTGTTAGAAGCCAGTTACGATTTACTTGAGTATTATTATAAGAAGATGATTGATGTTCATTATATTGCGTCACCAAGTCAGGGGATTATAGCTACTACGGAGGAGAAGGAAGAAGCTGAACAGTTAGCCGAACGTATAGCGGATGAGCGGGGGATAGGTGATCTGAAGATAATCACTAAACAAACCCCGGAGATACGTATAAAGCAGATTGTCGGTAAACAAGAGTTTTTAGATGACCGTGCGTGGACGTTCCCGCGGTGGCGGTCGTATCCGTTCATTCCGTTCATCGCTGAGTGGATGACAATGGATGTGGATAATGACGAGTTGCTTATTCAGGGGATGGTCCGGGGGTTGCGTGATCTACAGCTTGAGTATAATAAGCGTCGGACGCAGGAGCTGCATCATTTGAACGCTTCGCAGAATTCGGGTACGCTTGCTCCTAAAGGTGCTTTAGATAGACAGACAAAAGATAAGTTGAAGAAACAAGGTTCTTCACCCGGGTTTTTCGGTGAGTACGACCCGGGAAAAGCGGCGGGTACAACTCCAAACCAATGGAAGATACTCCCTCAACCTTTATCTCAAGGACACGCTCAGCTAGCTCAGGAGAACGCTCAAGATATTCGAGAAGGGTCGGGAGTTAATCCTGAGCTTTTAGCTAACGAGTCACAATCGCAATCCGGTCGGGCTATACTTCTTAAACAACGTCAAGGTATCGTTATGATACAGGAGGCGTTGGATAATTACACGCATACTAAAGAGTTGTTAGGACGATTTATTCTTTCACAGTTAGGTGAGGTTTACACGGTTGAGACGGCTATTAGGGTTTTGGGGCAGTCGTTTATTAATGACAATTTTAAGCGTCCGAAGTTTGATGAGCAGGGAGAACCTGTTATCGGATCGGACGGAAATATTGAAACGGAGTTAGACCCAGATGAGGCGGGAATTATTGTCAATAAGATATTGAATGATGCCGGCTTAGGCAAGTATGATGTGTCAATCGGGGAAGGACCGTTCAACGAGACTATCAAGTTCACGAACTTTATGACGTTGATGGAGTTGGTAGAGAAAGGCGTTCCTATTCCGCCGGATGTAATTATTGAGGAGAGCGGGTTGTCGGAGTCGCAGAAGAAGAGAATAATTGAGTCTATTGAGAAGCAGAGACAGGCGCAGTTACAATCTCAGGGGCAGGAGGGGCAAGGTTGACGGATGTGGAGATACTTGCTCAGATAGATTGGGATTATTCTTTATTGAGATATATTAAAGAAGGTCAGAAATAATGGTACAATGGGTTGTAGATATGTTAGATAATCTTGTAAAAGAAAAGTTCACAGGAAACATTCAAATCAACATGTTCCGTGGAGGAATATCCAACGTAACAAAGACGGAGAGTTTTAAGCCACAACCTAAAGAATAGGAGGGCGTATGTTTGGTAAAGAAAGAATGAGTGATGATGAAATTATTAATAAAGCGGAAGAAATAAAGAAACAGAGAAGTTGTGAGCATAAGAATTTCACTATTTATGGTTATAATATGGTAGATGAAGCAACTTGTATTGATTGTGGATATACAGATAAAATATATAGATTTTATAATAAGTTGATAGAAAGATTATTAAAGCTTGAGAAGAGATTAGAAAAAAAGTTAAAGAAATAATTTAATAGGGACACTCTGAAACCCAGAAGCCCACTTGTCTTAATTGACGGGTGGGCTTTTTTTTATTAGGAGAGAAAAGATGCCAGACGAAAAAGTATTTAAAGAAGTTTACGACGATATGCGTAAAAAAGGACATTGTAACAAAACGTCATACGACAAGTATCGACAGAAACTAAATGCTCGGGACATGGATAGGAAGAAAAGAGAGTTCGAGTCTCGAAGAATAATTATGAAATAAGGAGATCACAATGAGTGAAGAACAAGTTAAAGAAAAAGAAGAAGAAACAGTTGAAATTCCTGAAGAGGAAGAACAGCCGAATGACGGTGGTCAAGAAGAAGTAAGTTTTTCAGAGGAGTCTTTGAAAGAAGAAGGATGGACGCCTGAAGAAATTGACAGGGCGAAAGAGCAGGGATTAATTTCTAAAGAAGGGAAAGAAGAATCCAAGACGGAAGAAAGTAAGGAAGAGAAGAAGGAAGGTAAACAAGAAGAAAAGAAGGAAGAAAAGGGTCAAGAAATAAACCTTGATGATCTTGATAATTTTGAGAAAGTTCACGACCTTTACAATAACGACCCGAAGTTGTTTTATCAGTTACCTAAGCACATTAAGGGTTTGTATCATAACTCAAAGGGATTATATAAAAAGGCTAAAGAGGCTGAGGAAGCTCGTAAGGAATTAGAAAGCAAACAAGACTTTGAAAAAGTACAGGAAGCCGGAGCTAAGAAACGCCTTGATAAAATAAGAGACCGTCTTAAAGACCCGGATAATTTACCTACTGACCGGGAATTGTTAGAGCTTATCGGTGAGGAGAAGCAAGCGGCGAAAGATTCCGGGGAGAAACCTTTAACGAAGGCGGATTTGGAAGAGATAGAGAAGGAAAAGGAACAGAAACAAAAAAGTGAAGAAGAACAGCTTAGAGAACAGCAATTAAAGGTACAACAGAAGGTTGTTAAAGCTGAAGCTTACGCTAATGAGAATATAAAAGATTTAACTGGTGGAAAATATGAAAGCATTGACCCTGTTATCAGTTTAGCAAAAGAAATGGCTGAGAAAAAGCAGCGATACGGGGTAATTATAGATCAGGCTTTTGCCAATGAAGATGTCAGTGAGGAAGATGTTGTTGATATTATATTTGATGTAGCAAAAATAAACCCCAAGTGGGGAGAAGAAGTTGAAGGAACGTCTAAGAAAAAAGACGAGAATATTGTTGATAGAATGGAACGCAATTCCAAGAAACAAAAAACAAGTGCTTCAATATCCGGTGGGAAAGGTTCTCGGGTAATTTCTCATGACGACTTAACACCCGAAGATGCAGCAAAACTAAATCAAAAACAATGGGATGCGTTACCTAAAAAGGTGCAGTCACGCATTCTTAGACAATTATAGGAGTATGAATAATGCCAAATACAACGAGTAATTCCAGTTTAAGAGCGCAGTTATGGCAAAAAGCCTTATTTTCTGACGTTCAAGACAAGCTGTTCTTCTGGAACCGAAATATGATGGGTGAAAGTGAAAATAGTATTGTGTACGTGAAGAATGACTTGAAAGAGAAAAAAGGCGGGACTATTAACATGGGTCTCGGGCAAAAAATGAGCGGTGACGGTGTAACAGGTGATGGCGAGCTTGAAGGTCAGGAAGAATCTATCAGCTACTTTGCTGATAGTGTCGCAATTGACCAGATCCGTAACGCTGTCCGCCTTACAGGTCGATTGGATGAACAACGTTCAGCTAATAACCTTCGTGAAGATGCTAAAGAGAAAGGAAGTACATGGATCGCTGAGTATATTGAAAACCAGATTTTCATGAAACTCGGGGGTGTTGCTTCCACAGACCTTACCCGGATTGACGGTTCAACCGTTTATTCAGGTCGTGCGGCCTGGTCGAATACAGGGAACGCTGTTCCTACTGCTGATGAAGCAGCTGGTAAAGGTGACCGTTACCTTTGTACTGATGCATCAGGTCTTGATTCGCTTCAAGCATCGGACGTTCTAACGACCACGTTCATCACACGGGCACGGGTAAAAGCAGAACTTGCTTCACCGCGGATCCAGCCTATTCGTGTCAACGGTGCAAACCATTACGTTATGTTCGTTCACCCATGGGTGGCGGCTGACCTTAAGACAAACTCAAGTGACGTATGGGCGCAAGCTCAACGTGAAGCCCAAACTCGTGGGGACAATAACCCTATTTTCACAGGTGCTTTAGGTGTCTGGGATAATGTTATCCTTCATGAGCATGAGTACGTTCCTACGTGCCAGGCTTCAGCGGACTTCGTTGACGGTGCTACAGCGGCCGGGGCGAGAGCTTTCCGTAACTTGCTTGTAGGACAACAAGCGTGTTGCATGGCTAACGCGTCACCGCTTGGACAAGGTGCCGCACCTACTTTCATGGGCGAAAAGACTTTCGACTATGATAATAAAGCAGGGATGATGGTTGGTTATATCGGTGGTATTCAGAAGCCTACCTTTAACAGCCTTGATTACGCTGTTATTGCTGTAGACAGTGGAGCCACAGACATTTCATGATATATCTGTACAAATGTATCAAACTATAGTATAATGGAGAAAATCCATTAACTATAGGAGGGTACAATGAAGATGTACAAATGTAAGAAATGTTCTAATGATAAGAAAAAGAATGAGTTCAAGAAAAACAAAGCATGCAAAGATGGTATTCAGTTAGTTTGTCGGGAATGTGATAAAAAAATAGCGGCAAACTATTATAAAAAGAATCGCAAGGTTATGCTTTCTAAGTTTAAAGCCTATGCAATAAAGCATAGAGAAGAAATTAAGGAATACAGAGAAAAATACTTCTCAAGTAAACATGGAAAAATAATGCAAATAATGCAGAACATAAGAAAAAGATGTGATGAGCCTACCAATAAACGGTTTCATCGTTATGGTGGTAGAGGAATTAAAAATCTTTTAACTTATGATGATATTTCTATGTTATGGGAAAGAGATAAAGCCAATTCTTTGGTAAAACCTTCTTTAGACCGTATTGATGTAAATGGGAATTATGAAATAGATAATTGTCAATTCATTGAAATGAAAGAAAATAGCAGAAAAGATTTAATTAAGTCTGTCAATCAATTAACGATAGATGGGGATCTAATTAAAACTTGGGAAGCTATTACATATGCGGAGAAAGATGGTTTTCAAAGAGCCAATATAATAAAATGTTGCAAAGGTCACAGAAAATCTCATAAAGGATATATGTGGTCTTATAAGAAAAGGAGTGAATAAAAATGGCTAGTTTAACAAAAAAATCTGAAGCTCTAACAGAGTTCTCAGGGGAAAAGAAGGCCGTTGGTATCGTATTCACAGCTTCTACGAATACGAATGATACCGTGACGGTAACTGACCTTACTTCGATCGACGTGGCAGTAGCGACGCCTGTTACAGGTGACGCTGACTGTAACCAGTTGTCGATCGAATCTATTTCAGATAACGTTCTAACAGTGAAAGCATTGGAGCAGGACGGTACTGTATGTACCCAGAACCCCACTGACTTTCATTTGATCGTTATTGGGTCAGAAGGGTAAAAGGGTTGGGGCGGTCATTACAGGCCGCCCCTTCTTACTTATGAAAATATTAGCTTTAATGCCAACAGGTAAGGTCATGGAGTCGGTAGCGGCCCAGTCGTTAATGGCTCTGCAATCGGATATCCATGGTAAAGGGGACGAATTTCAGATAATGTTCGTCAGCGGACACAATGTCCTTCTGGCAAGGACTTTACTTGTAAAAGAGGCCACGAAGCGTGAAGCGGATTATGTTCTATTCCTTGATTCCGACCATGTATACTCATCAAAAGCGTTGTATACGTTAATAAGTAAGATGGAAGATAATGACTTTGATATCCTCTCAGCCGCTTATAGGTTGCGGGGTAAGGATAACGTATTAGCTCATGGGAGTGTTTCGGACGGTAAATTCTCCAAAGATAAGCCGGGGGAAGGAATAAAAGAGTGTGATGTTATCGGGTTAGGTTTCGCTGTATTCAAGCATTCATTGGTATGCGAGATCGTAGAGAAGTATGACACGCTCTTTTGGATGGATGCAAATAAATGTTTAAGTGAGGACGCCTACTTCTGCCGGTTACTTCAGGAAGAAGGGATTAAGATACGTTATGACGCAGATACGATGGTAGGGCATTTAATGACAACAGTTATCAAGTAGGTAATTATGCCAAGAGAAAATTTAAAAAGAGTAACAGTACAAGAAAATCCACAATATTATATTGAGGATGTACGTAGTATTAAGATATTCCCTGAGTCTGACAAGATCGAGGTTGAGACGTTTAGGAAGTTTTATGATGAGAACGATTCTATGACAAGTGCTGAGGCGGGGGATAGTTTTGAAGTAAGGTACACTTTGCCAGAGGGAATATATAATCAAATTGTTAAATCGATCAAACAAAAGAGGCGGTAGTTATGAACGGCAGTTCTTTTTTGTCTTACGTTAAGCAACAGTTTAAGAGAGAAGATAAAGACACAGAAATTTACACCGCTACAGCCGACACGATAATGGATATGCGTTCCCGGTTCATGTCTGATGAGCATATGACGATATCGAACGCTTTGTCCGGGATATCCGCTCAAGGAGATTATATTCTAACCCCTCCCTCAGACTTCGGACATCTTATTGGGGATATTCTCGTTCGAGATACTGACGCGGATGACCCTTATACCCCGATGAATAAGCTCACAAAAGAAGAATACGACCGGATATGGTTCAGGAATCAAGCCTCTACGGTGGGGAATAGGGATTTAGGTGTTCCGGTCGATTACGCTTATTTTGGTGAGAAGTTTTATATCGGCCCGGCTGTTGAGGACGCTAACTTTGAGTTTAAGATCAATTACACGACAGAGGATAAGCCGACTATCGTAGCCGGAACCGACCCTGTACCGTTTACAGACCAGTTTCGTGAAGTATTGCGCCACGGTGTTCTAATGCGGATGTATATGGAGCAGGAGAATTACGGGGAAAGCGACAGGCAAGAGATCAAGTACGAGCGAGGAATTCAGAAGATTATTGAAAACGACGAGATGAAAACAAACCAGAGTGATGAGGGGATTGTTTATCATGGGGTTTAATAAAAGGAGTGAAGTATGAGCGTGCCAAATATAAGCTGGGATGAGACATCTCCGGCCGGTTCGGACAATATTAACGCCGGAGACAACCGGATAAGGGAGCTTAAGGCTCAGATCCGTGAGATCGTAGACGTTGACCATAAATTCGATTCATCCGGTCAAGACGCGGATATGGGTAAGCATAATAAGTGTACGTTCATTGAAGCGGCTGATATTGGGACTGGAGCGACAGGTTTGCCTATTTTAGGAGCGCAGACGGTATCAGGTAAAGCGGAGCTTCTTTTTACGGATGAGGATGATAACGATATTCAACTTACCAGTGCGGGGAGCATTGGCGGTTCTTCCATGGATTTCACCGGTAACGATTTCACTATCGCCGGGACAGCAACGGTTACAGGCGACGTAGATGTTGACGGTACGGTTAAAGGGGATGATGTAACGATTGATACCAATGATACCTTTATCACGTCAAAGGACAACGCCGGAACAGGAACGGTTGACTTGATAAAAGCCGACACGAACGATGTTGCTGTTGTGCCAGACGGAACGCAGAATGCCACAAACGCAGCACCTTCCAATGATAAGGATTTGGCTAATAAGAAGTATGTGGATGATTCGATTGTAGATATAGGAACTATTGAAGATTATGGTACAGGTACAAGTTCTGGGACATCTAAAACATTAGGAGCATTAAAGATATACTATGGGACAGTAAATGTTTCTGGGGCATCTTCACAAGCCATAACAAATTTAAATTTTACATCAGCGTCAACTTATACATTACAGTGTACTTTTTCAGAGACATTTGGAGGTAATGGAGAGCCTATAAGAACTGTTAAAGACTCAGGATCTCAGTGTACTATTCATAACGATAATGGAGCTGATTTAGACATTTCTTGGGTAGCAATAGGAACCTAATATGCCCGAAACCCTACAAAAAAAAGGTTCAATACTCTTAATTCAGGGGTTAGACACATCCCGTCCGGCGGAGTATATTTCTGAGCAAGCGTCCCCGGATGTTGAGAATTTCGAGTCTGACCGGGCTTTGTTGAAGAAAAGGGACGGGACAAGTTCCAGAGGTTCGGCTATCGGTGGGACGGATAAAGAGATAATGCACGGACGTGAGTTTAACCGTGAGGGAACGCTTTATAACGTCCGAATAGGACGGGACAAGATAGAGAATTATGATGGTGGGACAGATACATGGGACGATATAACCAACACGGATTATACAGGAACGACAGACGACCTTTTCTCAACAGCTATACCGTTACTTTCCGGCAAACGGATATTATGTATTACGAACGGGATTGATAATATCCGAAAATGGACAGGGTCAGGCAACGACGCTGATCTTGGCGGATCGCCCCCGGTTGCGAAGTTTATTCAGGAATACCAGTCTTTTTTAGTATGCGCAAATATTCAGGGTGGTACAGATATATCTCAAAGGGTGCAATGGTCGGATGACGCTGACCCGGAGACGTGGACAGGGGGAAACAGTGGTGCAACAGACTTGGTCGAGGACGGTCAGGATATTACAGGTCTTAACGTTTTCGGTCAGTTCCTTTGTGTTCATAAGCCTACTTCTATTTATCTGGGTGCTATTGTGTCTACTAACGAGGTTTTTAGGTTTGATAGAAAAAGTACAGAGGTTGGTACGATAGCGGATGCCAGTATTAAGAATTTGCCTACAGGGCAACAGATCTTCTTAGCAGAGGACGGTCTACGTCTTTTTAACGGAATCTTAGCGCCTTTAATCCAAAGCCCTATTAATGAAGAAATACGGGATGAGATTAACCTTTCAGCGGCACATAAAGCATGGGCGGTTCTTGTAATTGAAAATGATGAGGTCTGGGTCGGCGTTCCTTTAGGAAGCCAGACGGTCGGGGAGACGGTTTACAGGTACAATTATAAGACCGGGGCTGTGTATAAAGATACCAGAGCGAATATTAACGCCGCATGGCGGGCAACGCAGTCGTCGGCTAAGACATGGGATGACTTAAGCGGAACGTGGGATCAGAACACGAATAGATGGAATGATGGTCAGTTAGGAGCTGAGAGTGCTGATATTCATTTCGGTGATACGTCCGGGAACGTTACGATAGTTGATTCAGGTGTTAAAGACGATAACGGCACTGCTGTAACGGCACGATGGTCAAGTAAAGACTTCCAGAATGATGAGTTAGGACGACTTAACAGGTGGCAGGAATTGCTTTTATGGGCAAGGGGGAGCGGTTCTCTGGTAGCTGAGTACAGCGTTGATGAGGGTGATACCTGGACGGCGTTCTCAGGAAGTCCGTTTACTTTAGATGAAGATTTCCCGCCATTTAGTAGTCCTTTCAGGGGATGGGTGGATGTTGTGGACTTGAAGTTTAGGGTACGGTTCACGGTCAGCTCTTCGGGGAGTTCATGTGATATTAAACAGTTTCTTATAGGGTTCACACCGAGGGAGCTTATTTAATGGCACTTAACAGGTTAGGTATTGGGGATATAGCGTTACCGGCACCGCAGACAGAGCAAGAGCGGGATTTAAAAATATCTTTGGAAGATATTATCTCTCAAATGCGAGATAATGTTGGATATTTGCTTAAACCGAGGATTGTAACTGTTACGTCGGATTATACAGCTACGGACTTGGATAATACGATTCTAGGCGACGCGTCATCCGCTCAAGTAACAGTTACCTTGCCGGACGCTACGACAACAGAAGGGTTGATGCTTTATATTAAGAAGACGGACGCTTCCAATAACGTTGTTATCGACGGAAACGGAAGCCAGACGATCGACGGAAGCACGACACATACATTATCGTCACAGAACGATTCGGTTCAAATACAGTCAAACGGGACTAACTGGTTTATAATTGCGAAGCAATGATTTATCCATATTTACGGAAGGAAGATATTTTGCCGATATTAGATAGAATTAAAGATTTAAGACCTAAAGATTATGATAAGGTTAAGTCTAAAATATCAGACTTGAATTATATCAACGATCAATTCGTATGTGTCAGTCGTGATAAGGGTATTATAGACGGATTTATGTTCGCAACGATAGAGTCTTTTGATATGCAGTTATGTATATTTATTCAATATTGTTTTGCTGATAAAAACGGAATAGCACAGCAGATGTTAGACAATGTAACGGAATGGTCAAAGGAACGAGATATATATAACTTAATTTTCCTAAGTGAGAGAAATTCAAAATCATGGGAAAGAAAATATAAATTTAAAGAAATATATAAGGTACTTAAAAGGAGTATCCGATGAGTGGATTTTTTAGTGATAGAGATGAGACAATAAGAGCAGAACCATTGCTTACAGATGAACAAAAACAATCTATGTCTTTGCTTACTAACTTTGGTAGAACGGGAAGTATTGGAAACTTTCAAGCAGGCGCACCAGCCGATTTATCAGGATTTAACTTTGGGGAAACTCCTCTTGAGTCTTTAGCAAAAAATAGAATATTTGGTTTAATTGAAGGCCCTAAAGAAAGAGAAGGTATAAGCCAAGCAAGGGATACGTTCGGGGATTTTGTAGACGCGGAATTTGATATTGATGACCCGTCAACAGGTTTGTCCGCTTTTCGTAGGCAGTTATCTCGGAGTATTAAAGACTCTGATGACGTACTAGATCGTGAGGCGGCCGCTACAGGGTCAAGGTTTAGTTCACGTCTTGCCGGGGCAAAGACAGATTTGGCAGAACGTCAGAGTGATATATTAGGACGAGAGACAGCCAGACAGTTTGAGCGTGGAGAGCAAAGAAGATTTCAGTCAGCCGGAGCATTAGCTGACCTTGACAGGTTACAGGAACAGATCGAAAGTTCACGAATAGCTCAAGCATTTCAGATAGGTGGCTTACAAAGAACGCTTAAAAATCAAGAGGCACAATTAAAACTTAACGACTTTTTAAGACAAAGAAATGAACGGCTGGGATCAATCGGAGCATTAGAAACTGTTTTTGGAAGATCAGTTCCTTTTGGGTTAAAAGAAACAACGATTGAACGTCCTTCAGTATTTCAAAGTATGTTAGGGGAGATATCTCCTATTGTTGGATCTTATAATACTCAACGATATGGAGGTAATGTCCCTAACCAGGCGAGTATCTCAGACCTTGCTGAAATTGCAAAGACTATTGCTACGCAGGGAGGTGCTTAATGGCTACGATAATAGATTTGATTAAAAGAGACCAACTTCAGTCTATGGGTCAACCTAGTCGAGGAACTTCTGCTTTTTTAGAATTTGCTAAGGCTATAAATGAAGTGCAAAATCAGAAGTTAAAACAAGAGAATATAGAAAAACGATTTGAGAAAGCTAAGAAGTTAATGGAGTTATCGAATACTGTTTCGCCTAAAACAAATTCCACGGAAGTAGATAAAGCTATCGGCAGTAAAGAAGAAGGAACACGCCGTAACGTCACAGGGGTTCAAGATGTCCGCCGTCCTAAACAGATAAGAAAGTTCACAGTTGATGAAACAGGGCTTCCTTCTTTTGAGATAGGTCAGGAGTTGCCTTCGCCGCAGGATATTAAGTCGAGGTTTGAGGTTAGGAAAATCAGAAGTGAACAAGAGTCATCTCAGCAAAAAGAACAGGCTGTTGACGCTTTCCTTTCCGGTGGAAGTGAAGCTGATTTGATACAAGCAAGGATTGACGGTAATTTTGATATAGATCAAGATGAGTTAAGTAATCTTAGACAACAAAGACAGTTGATAATCGAAAGACAAAGAGAACCAGTAGATAGTGCTTTAACGGGGGAAGTTCCGGTAACATCAATATTAGAAAATAAGAAAGTTAAAAAAGGTAATGTTATACCAAGCACGGTTAGTGAACATTCTGCTATCAAAAATCCTAAAACACAGAAACCGGATGTTATAGCGGTAAAACGTGACCCTATTACAGGTCGCCCTACGGGAGATGTTGAGAGTATTGCTGATATCGAGACTAAGAATGATATTGAGAAGTTGAATGCTGTAGAAAAACAAGCGGAAGGACTGCAGGCGAAGAACGCTGTTGAAGCTGAAAGAAACCTTTTAAAGACAAGGCTTTCTTTTGGTAACCAGATGGACTTATTTACAAAGCTTGCAAAAAAGAATAAAGAAAAGTTTGGCGTTCGTCCCGGTTTTCTTAGTGGTTCTTTATCAACAGTTTTTTCACCTTTACAAATGAATGAGTTCAGGGATGCTTTTGTAGGTAACTCTGTAGAGGTTGCGGCGGCCATCGCTCGTATTGCTATGCCGGGGACTCGTGCAATCAGGGCTATTGATATATTTAAAGGAACGGTTCCTAATGAGTTTCAGAGTTTTGAGAGTGCTGCGGTGACTTCTGCTACTTCATTCAGAAATGCTATCAATCAAGTTAATGCTGAAGAACCGTGGAATGGTATTTTCCCTCAGATCGAAAATGAACAGGAAAGAAGGGATTTATGGAATAATCTTCCTTTAGATCAAAAGTTAGATAAGACTGAAATGTTAGAGACGCAAGCTGAAGATGTATCAGAAACTTTCAGGGAGACCTTACTTCTTGAGATGTATGAAACAGACCCTGAGTTATTAAGACCAGAGACAAGGGAACAATTAAAAGGAATGTTAGAACAAGAAAATGATAAATTAGAATCTCTTGGATTTGACCCTGATCGTTATGAGATCGTTAGGTAAGGAGAATATATGGCTGAACCTATAAAAGTAAGAGACAAAGAAACTGGCAAGATAATCACAATAAAACAGAAAGATTTTACAGAAGACCCCGTAGATGAATCGAGAGACTTCCCCGGAAGTGAAAGGGTGCGTCAGATACAAAGAGGACGTAGGACTCCAAGTGAAACTTTCAAGCCTGCTGAACTTCCTCAAAACAGGTTAGCCGGAGACTTTGAAATAGGTGGTGCTTTAGCAAAAGAGTTGGGTGTGGGGATGTTAGAGATTATGCAGAGGGCTGAAAGCGTCCTAGGTGGAGCTATGCAAGAGGTTTCAAGAGGCCAAGCGCCAACTTTAGAGAGGGTAAAGCAGGGCGCATCCGGAGAAATAGTTACAGAGGTAGGAGATGTTGTTAGGCAAACTTCGGAGTTTGGTGGAATCGCTAACGAAGCGTTATCTTCTCTGTTTGGTCTTACTACAACGATAACTGCCGGAAACTTCTTATCCGCCGGCCGTCTTGCTAAAGGTGCAAAGACGATCAAATCCTTTTGGGATGATTCTATAAATGCTTTGGCTGATAGAACGACACGCTTCGGGTTTAAACGCCAAGCGGATAAATTAGCGCAAGGCGTTGATGATGTCTTTGATGGATTAAGAAAAGAAGCAGATAATTTGTATAATAAGGCAGGTCTAGCAAAAAAGCCTATTTCAGAGGCTGATGATCTGGCTAGGGTTAACGAAATTACCGGCACATTAAAGACTTCTGAAGTAAATAAGTTGAATAAGATCGCCGAGCTTGATGATGTTTCTAAGGCTAGGAGATTGGTCTCTGAGAATATTCCTCGTAAGACAAGAGGTGTTATTGATCCTAATTTAGGAAATGTTCGTAGAATAAAAACCGTTATTGGTGAATCTGTTCCTAAGAAAGTTTGGTCAGGGATAGATGATGCTACAGAAGAACAAGCATTAAGGATACAACAATATTTTGATCTTAATGATATTATTGCAAAAAATGCGGGGGCTTTAAAAGATGACTTATTGACACTTAATGGTAAATATAAAGAATTACATGGTTTCAATAGAGTTATAAAAGGGATAACTAGGAAAAAGGGAACAGGTGTGACGTCTACACAGATTAGGAATATAAGACAGCCTTCTTCACAAGGGGAATTATTTGAGTTGATGGATTTCCAGATAAAATATTATCCGGCAACAAACAATATTCTGAAAGATGTCGATAGATTAAATAGAATGAATACTCTAATTAAAAATAAGAATAAAGTAATTATCGGTGCCGGAGGTCTTTTGTATTTTAATAAAAAGAGAGGTCGAGGGATAACTGATACAATAACAGAATCCTCTAACTAAGGAAAAATCAAATGTCCGTAATAAAAGAAACGATAACCCAAGATTTAAGTTCCGCCGCGGTAGATACGTCACTCGATTATCCGTATGATATAAGTATTGTTCAGATACTCTTAACAGCATCAACGAACATAACCGAAACAGTTACAATAAGTTTCGATTCCGGTGACGGATCTGATTTCGATGTGGATTTAGATGTTAAAGATTTAGATGCTGAATCTGATTATGTATATAGACCGATAGGGATGCCTGTTATTCCACGATCTGATAAATTAAGAATACAGGTAACAAACGCAAATGCCACAGGAACGGTAAGAATAACCGTACTAACGGAGGCCAGACCATGACAAAGAAAGATGATTTAAAAGAAACCTTGAAAGACCTTCAGGGAGAGAAAAATACTTTGGAAAATTATATTACCAAAGCTAAGAGTGAATTAAAAAGGTATGAGGTAAAGGGAAAAGAAGCACGATCAGAGTTCGAGAAATTGGATAATAAGAATAAAGAGCTTGAAGAGAAGGTTAATAATTTAGAAGAGACCGTTAAAGCGGAGTATGAAAAAGAGCGTACATCTTATGATGTTCAGTTCGCGGAACTGGCTGATGAGATAAAAACTCTAAGAGAGAAGAAGAACGATCTTAAAGAAGAAGTTAATAAAGCAGTACGTGAAGCTGTTGCTGATGAGAAGGAAGAGCTGAAAGAACGTAAGAATGAGCTTAACCGGAAGTTGTCTGAAGTAAAGAAGAACAATGCTGAAGTTGGATCGGTCAAGAAGAAGATGGCTGATATCCAGAAGAAAGCTGAGGAAGAGAGGCAAAAGTACGAACAAGCCAAGAAACGTATGGATGCAAAAGTCGAGGCGTTAAATGCTGATAGGGATAACTTGCAGTCTCAGATAAAAGAGTACAATGAGAAGTTAATAGCACTGAATAAAAAGGATGAGGCTCTTCGTACTAAAGAGAAGGATATTTCTGAGAAGAAAGAAAGTCTTGCGAAGGATAAAAAGGCGTTAGAAAGTACAGTGAACTCATACGAAGATAAGTTGAAAAAGATAGAAGAGAAACAAGCTGACCTTGTAGAAAGAGAGAATAGGTTATCTAAAAGTGAAGTTGATATTCAAGTTAAGAATAAGTCTTTAGAGTCTAAAGAAAAAGAAATTGAAGAAAAAGAGAAGGCTCTTAAATATAAAGAATTACGTTTAAACAAAGCTATTAGAGACAGGAACATGGAGGGAGCTTTATCTTGAAAAGGATCCTTTTAATATTATTGTTTATCGCGTCCCCGGTATTCGCGCAAGAGTCGTATATCGGTGGAAGAGGGATATCGGATATAGATATCTTACAATTTGACGGAATGTCCGCTCCGTCAACGTCCTCTTTAGGAGATGCTCGTATATACTTCGACACTACAGCCGGAACTTTGAAATGCTCCGAAGATGGAGGGGCGTATACGGATTGTGTCGGAGGCGGCTCAGGCGACATCTCCGGCCCCGTTTCATCCACAGACAACGCCATACCCCGATGGGATGGTACAGGGGGAGACGCACTGCAGGATTCCGGCATTACCGTTGATGATTCGGACAATATCACAATACCAAGCCTAACGAGTTGCGACACTATCGACACGGATTCTAATGGGCTTCTTTCCTGCGGTTCAGATGCCACGGGAGCAGGCGGTTCAGCCATTACACTGGATTTAGGAGATGACGGTGGAGATGATTCTACTGACCTTACCGAGATAGCTACTTCAGGGGACACGAACTCTATATTCACCGAGCCGTCAGCGGATAAACTTCTCATAACCTTATCGAACAACTGGCCTAGTGCGGACACAGCAGACGCTTTAAGCTCTAATCCGACGGCGGCAACGTCAGGGTCGGTCATTACGGACATAGCGGCAGACGGTACTGTTGAGGGAGAGGTGGATGTATGGACAGAAGCGGAAAATACATCAGCGGCGTACATATCGGCTTCGTCTGCTGACACCTTAACAAATAAGACTTTTGACGCAAACGGAATAGGAAACAGTTTATCCAATGTTGACCTTGACGATATGGTGGCAGGGGATATTGTCACTGAAGGCGAAGGGATAGCTTCCAATGATAATGATACGACCTTGCCTACATCAGCGGCCGTTAAAGATTATGCGGACAGTAATGACGACACCGGAACAGATGACCAGACCGTTGATGTGTTTTCATTTTCAAACCCTACTATAAGCCTTTCTTTAGAGGATGACGGGGAGGCCAATAAGACTGTTGATATATCCGCAATAGACACAACGCTTGATCTTAGCGGTGCGGAAACTATCACTGGAAACTGGGTCAACACGGCAAACCCATGGGCAGACAACGAAGTAGCTGATGATATTACCATTGACCTTGCCACACTTGCAACAACCGTCACGGTCAGTGATGATGAAAGCACGAATGACAACCATGAAATTGTTTTCACCACGGATAACACTAATCTGGAATCAGACGGAACGGCTACTTATAACCCTTCAAGCGGTACAATAACAGCAACAGCCTTTTCCGGTGCCGGAACTTCATTAACAGCATTAAACGGTGAGAACATTCAAAACGACACGATAGACGATGATTCGATTGATTTTAGTGATGTTACGCTTAATGACTTAACCTTCGATGTGAACAGTACGACAAAGACCGAGTTTGGGTATGTTAATGGCGTCACATCCGCTATACAGACACAGTTAGATGGCAAAGAAGGAACGTTATCTAACGAAGCAGGACTCTACTCCGCTTTAAGTGACGTGACGGACTTTGTACAGGCAGGAGAGGCCAATTCTATTGATTCGGATATGTATGTAGACGGGTCTATTGATAATGCTCATTTGGCGGATGACGTTATTTCAGGGGCGACAGCGGTAGGAACTTTTGAATCAGGCGACACTTTTCTTTGTTTAGAGGCCGGGGTAGGTCTAAAGGAATGTGATTTTGACGACCTTCCGGCAGGTGGCGGAGGAGGAGATACTTATACAGCAAGCGGAACCCTATTATCTTTAACCGGAACGGCTTTCAGCGTTAATGAAGGTACCTTAACAGACGAAGGAATTTGCACGTATGAGAGTACGGGCGACAATTTGGTATGTGACGGGATGACTTATAACGGGTCGAATTTCAAAGTTAATTCTGATTCTGATTTATTTGTGAACGGGTCAAACGGAAGGGTTGGTATTGGTACAGCTTCTCCGGGACAGAACCTTCACATACAATCCACAGCGTCAGCAAGAATAGAGCTGGAAGCGGATACAGACAATGCAAACGAAGATCATATTGCTGAAATAATTTTTGATCAAGACGGCGGGGCGTATACATCGAAGCTAAGAATGGCAGGGGATTACAACGCTTTTGTTATAGAACCGGACGGCGGGTTCGCAAGGATGGATATTCTACAAGATGACACGACTTATTGGCAGATCGGTCGTGAAGATGACAGGTATCATAGAATAGATTTTAATAATTCAAGCTCAACAGCCTCCAATAATCATATCTGGTTTCGTGTTCATAACGGCACATTGGACGGTCTTGTTACGGCGTTAATGTTAGAAGGTGACGGGGATGTTGGGATAGGAATACAGAACCCGACTTTAAGGTTAGACGTTGCGGCCTCTGAATCTATTGGGTTTAATGGAACGGCCATTTTATCTGATTCGGCAGGGGATATGACGTTATCGAATGTAGACGGCCTTGACTCCACAACGGCTACCACCATAGCAACCGAAACGGATGCGGCCACCACAACGGCTACCGGGGTTTTAGAACTTGCTACGACAACAGAAACCACAACCGGAACATCTACAACGGTTTCTTTAACCCCGGACTCTTTAGCAGGGTCTGATTTCGGGAAAAGGGCTATATCTGTCATTGTGTTTGATGATTCACAAGACGTTGCCACAGGTGACGGGGCAGGGGATGTCTTTTACAGGGTTCCTTCTATTATGGACGGGTATAACATTGTGGAGGTAGCGTGCCATGTTCAGACTTCAGGAACCACAAACACAACGGATGTTCAGTTAAGGAACGTAACGGATACGGCTGATGTTTTATCCACAAAGTGCACCATTGACTCTGGGGAAACGGATTCAAGCACAGCGGCAACGGCTCCGGCTATCAACACGTCTAATGACGACGTTGCGACAGGTGACGAGTTAAGGTTTGACGTGGACTCCGTATCAACAACAGCTCCCAAGGGATTGTTAGTGGAGGTTCAATTTCAATTACCATGAGACATTTTATAATTATATTATTTCTTATCTTCACTCCTAATATAGCTTTTGGAGATGTTCCACAGTGTTATGTAGCTGAGAACGCCGGGTCAGGTGACGCTAACCAAGAGTATAATTATGACAGGGACGACGGTTCAGGACGGCCTATTTATGTTGGAGATACTAATTCAGATATTGAACTTAGTTATGGAGTACATTTCGGTACATTCCAACCTGCTTGGACTATACAAGATACTTCTTTTGGTGACCAGTTATACGCTAAAGAATCAGGAGGACAGACATCCCAGCCTGTTGAAGGTACTTATGACGCAGTTCTGGGAGGCCCTCCCGGAGCTGATGTAAGTGAGTGTGGCGGTGGAGGTGAAGAAAGTTTTAACACGCAAATTATAAATTTATATTAAAGGAGGGGAAATGAGATTATTGTCAACATCAATATTAATTATGTTCTTATGCGTAGGGTATGTTCATGCTCAGGAAGCGTATGTTAGACAAACGCTTTATAAAAAGGAATATGTTTCGGATGTTATTTTTTATAGGACAGAGATAGACCATAAGAACGGGGGGATAAATATTAAATACCGATTATCTGTTGCCCCAGGCGAGACAGAACTTTTGCCTGATAGTGGGTATATCAATTTAGACATTAAAGATTATCCTGATTTGGTAGCGGCCATTAATAACCTAAAAAGGGAAGTTATTAAAGAAATCCCTTCCAAGAATTACACAAACATTATTACAGATCAAGACGAAGGAATTGATTGGCAAGAAACAAAACAGAAGGTTCAGGACAAATCAATTAATTGGAACCAGTTCGAGGTGGTTAGATAAAGGAATCTTATGAATAATCCGGCACAACATAAAATGAAGGCACAGAAGATTTATTCTTCGGACGTTAAGGTCAACAACAAGTGTGAGGAGTTAATATCGGGCATTGAGATCGACGCCTTAGACAAACTTTATTTCCAGACACGGACATTCATGGATTCATGGATATTCTGGGCGATATTTATAGTGGGGATTATCACCATATTTCCTTTTTTTCTAAAGAAAGTTTTTGGCATAAATTCTAAGAAAACGAAATAAAAAGGGCAACCATGACAGACAACAGCAGAGACACGCACATCAATGTTAAAAGCTGGCATCTTGTTATCACATTAGTAACCTTGATATTAGGGGCCGCTTTAACCACAGGCGGGGCATACAGTGACATTAAAGATAACAAGGAACGTATTGGGGCCTTGGAACAGACAATGGGGAACATACGTGTAACGGTAGCTGAAATAAAGGCAGATACAGGAAATACTAATAGGAACGTTGAGGAGTTGATGTCTGTTTTTAGGAGACAATCTCCAGAGGAATAAGAAAGAATGGTATGCCAACACCTGAGTATATTCACACAAAAGTTGACATTAAGGTGTTGCTTGATGCTTTAAACATGATTGAAGGCGGGTTTAAGGCTGATGACAGGATAAGGACAATGAGTGGTATTGAAAAGTTAAAAGATGAAACTCATAAGATAATCGGGAGGACAAGACGTGGGGAAGATGAAAACGCAAGAGTTAAATGAATTTAAGATGGGGCACTTCATACTTTGGAAAGGGAAGGGCGGGTTCTTTACTAACCGCATTCGCAACCATCAGAAGTCCATTGGCCTTAGCGATGAAGCTAGTGAGTATACTCATATTGACGTTTCTGGTGGTGGCCCTTGGGTTGTTCGTGCTATGCCTCCTAAGATTGTATGCGGAGATTTCAGTAAGATTTACGGAAAAGGCCGGGAGTACGCGGTGTTAAGTTTTAAGGACAGCATTTGGAGGAGGAAGAAAAGGTATAAGACAGCCTTTTGGGCCGGGACAAATGTACATCAAAGGTATGACATTCTCGGTATTATCAAGATGAAGCTCCCCTTCGTGTTCCATTCTAAGTCAGCATACTTTTGTTCAGAGAACGCTTTATGGGCATTACAAAAAGATTACCCAAAAGCTATGAATGGCATGAAGCCATATAACTGCACCCCGGCACACTTCTTTGAATCGAAAGAATTTGAGGTTGTAAAATGTGGAAAGCTCTAAAGAAATTCTTGAAAAGCCTTCGCCCTTGGAAAAAAGGCGTAAAGTCCAAGTGGAAGTTCTTTCTTGGGTTTGGCGTGATTGTATTGATGAGTGGATGCGTAAGCAGCAAGACGTTATACATAAAAGGCGAGAACGTAAGATGTTCATGGACAGGCGTTTGTTCTGGGGAAAACCTGACGTTTATAAGGATAGCAGAAAGAGATTGGGGTAAATAATTATTTCACCGCCTCCAACATCTTCTTAGCCTTTTCAATAGCTTCTTCTTTGGTCTTGCAGACGAGGTTGTTTTTAAATCTTTCACGATTAAGATAATCCTCGTACCAAAAAGCAGAAAACCACAAGGACCCATATTCGGGAGATGGCACATAATATCTATCGCCTTTTTTAGGCACCCACTTCTTAACCACAAGGCTTTCTTTCCAGTTGTCGCATTGGAAGTGTCCTAGATAGTGTTTACTCTTTTCATTCCACATACAACCACCTTCTGATGGAGTATGTTTATACCAATATCCACGCCCACCTTCATCACACGCCACAGCCTTAGCATCAGGCAGTAATTCAAGAAACTTCTCACCTAATTGTCTAGTCCATTTCATTTGTGCCTCCAGATGTTTTTATATTCTCATAACAATCACATTCTGATCCACAAGAATTCATAACAATATGTTTTTCTTTATGACAATATACCCAGGTCATTCTTCCTCCTTTAATAGTTCTGGATTATCGTAGATGTTCCCAATAACATTGCAATCTTTATCTAAGACACATTCCGTTTTCCAGAAAAGACCTGACTCTAAATCTCTAATAAATCTAACCTTATCTTTATTATGCCATAATTCAACAAAGTCTCCCACATAAACGTCTTTTCCATTTTTATCTGTTACGCCTACATACTGCTGTGTCCTTCTCTCATACTCGTCAATGTTTAGAGATTCTTCTGATGAACTAGCAATTCCAGCAAATCCTCCGTCAATAAAGCCCCAATAATAGAATTTTCCACTGATATATGTTCTGAACTTAATCTTCATTTTTCCTCCTTTACTGTTGGGATGTCTTTTTCATCTTTCCATTTAGTATGTCGTTTAACGCGGGTTCCATTTACTAATCCTACAACTTCTCTTCTTGACTGCAAAACCTTCTTCCCATCTTTTTTCTCTAGCCAGCGTAGGTTCATACAAACACCTCAATTTTAGATGTGCTTCTAGGTTCATATTCAAGACTATTATATTTAATCTTTATAGCGGTTCTCGCTTCTTCAACACTATCAAGATAACTTAATGATTGAGCAGGATATCCAGGAACTTCAGTTGGGTCAGTGTCATTGACCAAAAAAGTTAAACACCTTCCCCCATTCTTATTGAAATCAACAACAACTATTTTCCCGCCTTTTCCATTATTCCTACTAACTAAATTAGTTAATCTTAAATTATCTAGATCCATTCAATCCCTTTCTTTATTAAGTAGCGTAGGTTCATTTCTCCTCCAATTTAGCTAACATCGTCTGAAGCACATTCTCAATACAAACATAGTTAAATACTAAATCATCAGGTTCATCATCTTTAGACATCCAAACTTTACATTCTTCTATCCCTGCCTCTAGTAATTGTTTAATATCACTCATCTTTCATCCTCACTTCTTTCTAAATTTAATTGGTATTTAAACTCCTCTGCCAGCCCGTACAGTCGGTCAGGAATACTATCTGTATGATTATATGTGACCACAGGCTTATTCCCTGAGACACATTTCGCCCCTACGAAAAAAGCATCATCAAACCGAGATATGATCTCATCAATAAGCTCTTCGTCTGTTACGTCTATGAATTTCATTTCTCCTCCTTACATTTTCCACAAATATGATACGGTTTAACATAATAGTGTGTTGTTCTACACCTTGATTTCTCCTGATGGTCACAGCACTTCTCAACCTTGATTGTGTGCGTCATACAAAGACATTTCGGGCATAGTGAGATCATTAACTCCCTCCGTTCTGTTTATCAATCACTCAACATCTCTCTATCCTCAATCATTCCTTCCATATATTTAACATCACACCACCGACAAATATCCTCTTCTAATTCTCCACAATCATCTTTATAAGGCTCGAACTCCTCTCCACAAACTTCGCATTCACATATTCTCAATATCTCCTCCATTATGTTGAACTTTTTCTTACCAATAATTTAATTTTATATATTAGCTCCAATGTCAACATCACGTATTTCTTTATACCACTGCACTACTTTTACAGAAAAATCTAAAAAATCTCCATGAGCATGAATACCATCAATCGGAACATCCCTACTGCTTAACATCCCAGAGGTAAATCCAGCATCGAACTCCTCTCTAATCTGTTGTAATGCTTCTATAACATTATTGCTTACATGTCTAAAGGTGTGGTTATCTCGCAAATAATAAATTTTCATTTTCTACTCTCCTCGTAAGTCTTGATGCAATCGTCAATAGCTTGATTGTATGCCTTAACCTCTGCTGCATGAATATTCTCTTTAGGGTTATACATAAATGATTTCTTCTTTTCCGGCCACTTAACCTCCCCAGTCTTTTTATCATACCCGAAAGCCTCTGCGTTTTCTTTGATAATATCATCTATTTCTTCAGCAGTCATATCCTTAGATGTTATTGTTTTACCGTCGCATTTAGGGCATCGTAACGGCTCAGTCTTTTTCTGGGTTAGCCATTTGGATTCCCTATTAGCCAAATAATTCAATTCACCGTCTATAGTTTCGTGTCCTGCGTCACGTTCTACACAATTTCTATAATCACCTATGACATTCCTAAGCCCTGAGTAGTCAACCTCCACCTCGCAAGGGGGGAGTTCTTTAATTTCTTCTTTCATTTCGTCAGCTCCTTGTTTTCAACTAAATCAAATAATTTATTTGCAAAAACATCACATTTGTATTCTAAGATTCTTTCAAACTCCCCCTCAGATATTGATGCTCTCTGGCCATTTAATTCTTTTGTTAGTTTATCCCTCATTCTTGTTGCCAGAACATCTAATAAATATTTCATTTCGTCAGCTCCTTAGCTTTAAATATAATGATTGCACTTGGAAATGGTGCGCTGTTCTTACTATCCCCAAATTTCAGACGCCCTTTTATAAACCTAATCTCCGTAGATTTCATACAGTAATCATGCCAAGCCTTTGTGTCTGTCCTCGATGGTATAAGCATAACAACAGTCTTTCCTTTCTGCCATTCTTCGTACGCTTTCCGACACCAATCTCTCAAATTAGAATATGGAGGATTAACAAAGGTAACTGTTCCCCATTCTCTATCCAACCCCCTTTCTCCACCTATCGGGCAGGGATCGTCATTAAAATGAAACTCATTGTCCAACGCCTTATAAACGCGATCAGGTGTTTTCCAATTATCGGTTTCTGATGAGAAGTGGACATTCATTTCGTCAGATCCCCTCGCTTGTGTGCTTCGCAGATTGCTTTGGCTATCACCCTGCATTTATATTTAGCCCACTTCTGTGGAAATAAGTTAAGAACCTTCTCCTCGTCTAAATCCTGCTTATCATCGGGGCGGGTGTTCATATATCGTTCTAATTCTTCTCTTAGACTACCTGCCGTTCCAACAATTCTCCATAAAATCATGTGTAATTCTCTTATATAATCAAATACTTCAGAGTCATGATCTATATACTCTTCCGATAAAAAACCCTCGGGTCTTTTCTTCATTTCAAACGGCTTAATCTCTTCACTCATCACTTACCCCCTCTATCCTTTAATGTTCCTGCCATAACCCATAATATCTGGTCTAAAGTGCTTACAACGCTAAAAGCAAATACACCTAAAGCCCACCCATGATAATAACCAACTGATGCTCCAATTAGAAAATGTATTAATATGTCGAGTTTGTTAGGTTTACAGTCAAGTTTAAATATTTTCACTTTACATCCTCCATCATTTTAATATTCCAGGCTAACCCTAATAAATACCTGTCACTAACTGGTTGTCCTGTCATTAACCTGTTCAGCGTTTCAGAGCATACTTCAGCCAGTTTATTTCCTTCGATAGAATTCGATGCATACGCTTCCTGTAATATTGAGATTCTCCTCACGCCTAATTGTTTAATATATTCTTTAGCTGAATCCGCAGAAGGATGATAACCTTCTATGATCGTTCCTTTACCGTCTGTTTTCATTTAACCTCCTCCCACTCCACTTTATTAACTGGTCGGTACAGCTCTTGCCCTTATTTGCATGCGATGTAGCCTTTTTTATATATAATTGATTTTTTAGGTAGCATTTTTCCCATTCCAGAATACAACAATATTCCGAATATCATACCCATTAAAAACCAAAAAAATTTATCACATGTCATCACTCACCCCTTTTCTCGATATAATAAGATATTATTCCACCCCAAGAGAACATATAAACTATGAATAACATAAGAATAGCCGTAAAAAAACCATCTTCATTATCTCTAATTCCCTTCATTATACCTGTTGTGTTATATCCTAAAGACAAAACTCCACCGATAGCGTGCCAATACCAAAATGCATCATGTGTTGTTATCATCTCTCCCCTTTTCTTATTGTTGACGTTATTCTCTGTAGTAATTCACCAACTGAGAATATAGGGACGCCTATACACTTTTCCTCAACCTCCCTCGCCACCTTCTCACGGATTTCGGGTTCAAGATGTTGACGGGCTATGTCGGCAATCTCCTCTGCCCTAAAATCTTTGGTATTCTTCCACCCCTTATCATACGTGGTTTCGATGTAATTCTTTATCATCTCAACCAACTCATCTTCCTTGACTTCTTCGACTATCTCAGCCTGAAAGTCAGTAACATATTCACAAATATTCATTCCATCTTGATCTGTATACTTTAATCTATATTTTGCCATCTCACTCTCCTTTGTTGTTGGTTAATTAAAGACTCTTGAGGCAGGAGCCATTCTCTCCTACACGCTTCGCTCGTCTCCCCTACGAAGCTACTCCCAATGCTTAACGCTGTCACAGGAGAACGCACTAATGGGTTGATATTGTCTCTCTTCCAACACTCAAGAGCCTGATATTATGGTCAGACAGGGAATCGAACCCCGGACCTACTCATTATGAGTGAGTTGCTCTAACCGACTGAGCTATCTGACCGATATTGTTGGGCGGTCGGAGTTGCCGAACTTTAGCGGCACTTAAAACCGCCTAACGAGGTTATTATAAAGCCCCTGATTCGTATAGTCACCGACTTTTCAGGACTGCCATTACGCCCGATATTTTAAAGAACAATCAGTGTGGTGATTCTATTTCAAAACAACTGCCCCTGTGCTTGATGGCGTTCTAACCTTAGCTTAGCGGCGTTGTAGTAGTCTTTGTCTATTTCTGAACCAATGAAATGTCTTTTTGTATCCCAACAAGCTATTGCACTAGTACCACTACCAACAAAAGGATCAAATACTTTTCCATATAAAGGTGTTGTCATGTTAATAGCTATATGAGCCAACTTAAGAGGAAAAGGCGCTGGATGTTCTGTGTTATTATCTGGAGGAAACCTCCAAATTTCTGTAGAGAATTTTTTATTTGTTTTATTACACATAGGTTTCTTCTTTGTAAGCCAAAATATTATTTCAGTTGTAGGGTCAAGGTAGTTTACATTATGGTCACATGAACCGCATCTATCCCATATTATTTGTTGATAGAAAGTTAGTCTACTATTCTGTATCCACTCAAAAGGGTGTGAACCTGATGAGTTAAATCTCCTTATTTTATGATTGTATAGGAAACTTCCTGTAGGTCTAATAATCCTATACCCCTCATTAAGAATACTAATTTGCCATGATTTATATTCTTCTTCTTTCATATTATCATCATAAGAATTATATTTTATATCAGCCCCAGACCATCTTCCTTTCCCTTTTGACGTATCTTTTCTTCCTCTAAAACCATTTTTATTATATGGAGGAGATGTCAATATTAAGTCAATACTGTTGTCTGGAATTTCCTTCATAGCCTCCATACAATCCCCATGTATCAGTTTAATGTCTGCACGCATCATTCCTCCCCTTCCTCAACCCCTGTATGCTCTCCACACCTAGGGCAGATATCTATGTCAGGATAGTCAAGCATATACTCTCCGCAACATATTGAATAGTATTCAGGCATTGTTAAACCCCTCTCTGTACTGGGCGTATTGTTCCATCATGACGTACCAACTATCATACGGGTTACGACTTATGAAATCTCGATACCACTCCTCCGCTGACATTGGTTGTTTCTTATCAACCCCATCCAATTCATTTACTCTATGCTCAAGCTCTGTTAAGCGGTCTTGAATATATGTATCTTCTTCCTCACAGGCTGAGAGCATGGCTTCAAGCGCTTCTAACAAATTCTCAACATAAAGTTTTGATTCTAATTCAAATTCTTTTTCTAGGAAATCTATCCCCGCCTCAATCACTTTTTTGTTCATTTTGCCTCCTCATATATCTTGTCAACTATTATCCCATCAAACAAAGGGTCTTCCGGGCGTTTTTGCCCTCCCCAAATACCTAGAGATTCTTTTATATACTCAAAGACCTCTTTCTTAGTAGTCCACTCTGGTTGATTAAACTCTATGGTTATCTTCATCCTATACCCCCAAACTTGTTTGCTATTGCAAATTCATTTTCCTCTTTTAAATACTCCTCAGCATACTCTTCCCAACCATCTTCCCCGAATAAATCCTCCGGGGTCTCTCCTGTTAATTCAATAATCTTCTTCCTTAATTGTTCGCTTGTCATTTTGCCTCCCATCTTAAACATCTTTGTCTGAACACTAGCAATTGTCCGCTTAAGCTTCTTAGCGCACTCTTTTTTTCCTAATTTATTGTAGTTCCTGATTAACCAGATTTCTTCAGAATCGCTCCATTTCTTCATTTATCCCTCCTCATCCTATGCTCAAACAACTTATGCCTGTTACCCCATGCTAAGGGGTTCTCCTGAGCTTTCTTTCTACGCAAAGCGTGCTTTCTGCTGTGTTTATCTTGGAGTTTTTTGATTTGTTCTTTATTCAGTCTCTTCATAACATACCACCGCCTGTTCCGGTTTCGCTATCCAGCATTTTCTGACTTCAAAGTGCCTGTACCCTTCTTTAATGCCGGCCAAATAAACATACCCTATCAATATTAGAAATGAGAGGGTGACCAGAGCAACCGCTGGGATTGCCCTGATCAAGAGGCTGGCAAGCTTCCGCCCTCTCATATTTGTTCCTCCATCCAATCAATGCTTTCTTTATACGCTCGCGCTTTCTCTACAAGCATCTGATAGCGGTACCGATGTGAAGCATACACATAACCTGCTTCGTGCATACATTTAGCCTGCGCCCATTTAATATG